ATCTGACCTTTGTTCTTTAGTCTCACACGAGTTGATGCGTGAAATGGAAGAGCCTTACCACCTGATGTAGTCCAAGGATCTCCAAACATTACACCCAATTTTTGTCTTAACTGATTTGTAAATACCAAAGCTACCCTTTGTCTACCAATCATTTGAGTAATCTTTCTCATAGCCTTTGATATGATAATAGCCTTTGAAGTAGCCCAACCATCTTTATCATAGTCTGCATTCAACTCAACCTTAGTTGTAGCAGCAGCTAATGAATCTACTAAGATGGTTACTAACCTATCCTTATCTGATTCTCTAACTTTGGTTACGATTTCTTCAATAGCTTCAAATATATCTTCTATTGTTTCCAAATGAAGATACAACATACTATTAACATCTACACCAATAACTCCTAAGAAATCTTCACTTACTGCTGTCTCTGTATCTATATAAACAGCGACACCACCTTTCTTTTGAGTTTCGGCAAGTAGATGAGCACCAACTAATGATTTACCACTACTCTCCAATCCATTCAACTCTGTAATTCTACCAACTGCAATACCACCATTAGGGCGATTTGAAATTGCTAAGTCTAACATTGTTGAACCTGTTGAAATGTATTCTTTTATATCTGTTGGTGTATTGTCTGTACCATCTAAGAAATAAGCAACCTTATAGTCTTTGAATTTCTTATTTAAAGAGTCGGCAAGAACTCCAGCCAAATCGTCTTTAACTGACATATATTTCTCCTAATTAAATAATGGGTGTGTCCGGCTTTATGTTCCATAATTGGATGCACACACTCGGTTTTATTAGTGTTGGCTTCAACACCCATTACACTTTATTTACTTATTAAACAACTCATCGAAAGCGGCACTTGTATCCTCAACCTTAGTTGATTCAGCAATTGTCGCTGAAACAGGAGCTGCTTCTTTCTTCTCTTCACCTTCAGCGGCTTCAGGATTCAACCACTCATTAAGAACACCAGTTAGTTCCTCATAAGATAATTCCTGATATAACTCAGCAATATTCTTTTGATTATCCAACATAGCTTCAAGCTTTGCTTTATCCTCAATGATAGGTGTTTGATTCGGTTTAACACGAATGGAAGTTGATGGAAAAGATTTACCTGTTTCCTCAGCTGTTTTGAATTCGACAGCAACATCACGACCACTTACAGGATCGGTAATATCACCATAGTCTGGATCTGCAATTACAGAAAGTAATTCTTGATAGACTGTTTTACCAAAACCCCAAAAACGGACACCTTGAGCTTCTTCACCTCTAACGATTACTGGAGCAAAGGTTCTCATCTTTGATTCCAATTTACGAGCCATTTGGTATTCCTCACGATTGCCACTCGTTTTAAGTTTTTGAGCAAACTCTTCGATTGGATCAGGACGACCATATGTGATTGGTGATAGATAGGTTTTGTTATTCAAACCGAAATGAAAAAACAACTCAATGAACGGATTATCCTTATTATGCTTATACGGCAAAACACGAATAACCTGTTTACCAGGTTGTGGTTTCCAAAGATTTGAAGTCCTATTGTTTGTGGTTTGTAGCTGACTTAGCCTATTACGAATAGAATTAATATCCATTTTTCATTCTCCTATTTTATTATTTATTTGTCATTTTTCAGTTACTTTGTGTAACCTTTAATATATATCACCTGTAATAGTGAAATACAATTTTATTTTATAATTTTTCTCTATCTTTTGTATCAACGATACTGTGTATTTTTGTTGGTATTTTACTTAGTCCGCTGTCGTTTGTAAGCAATAAACTATTCTGATATTGTTCCCACGGTATAGGAAATCTCTTATCTAAAACTCCGTTGTTCAAACTTCTTATTACTTCATTGAGTGCGTTGATTGTGTACAGAGTGTTACTCTGTTTCTTTCTGTGTAAAGAAATAGTATTTGGAATATCTTCAGGATGATTATCAGAATCATACTCAACATTATATGTACAGATAAGTTGATTGCTCTCTTTTACGTTTTGGAACACATATATCTTTTCATATAATATATCATTACATAATACGATAAGTTCTAGAATATCTTCTAGCCTATCTTTTTGGGTGAATGTGCAGAGTAGTTGAGTTTTCATTATAGGTTATAATTCTTTGGTCTGTTGTCTTTTTCTGCGTTCACTAATCTACCGGCTCCAGGATTCTTACTTCTACCATCATCTGAAAACCCGACATCATATGTTGGTATAGCATAAGCCAATGTATCTATACCATCAGAACTACTTATTTTTATTCTTCTTTCTGCAACTAATTTTGATCCGCCCTTATCATTTTTTTGAGACAATACGCTATCATTACCAAAATCCTGCACATCAACTGAATTATTGTAAGCCATATGTGTTAAATGTGTATTAACATAATAACTCTGTAACCTTTGTCTTATTATTTCTTTTTGCTTATTTTCTTCTTCTATAAAAGCAACATACTCTGGATTACTTTCTTTTTTGGGTGTGGGAGCAGCTTTTGCTCTTCTCTTTGTTATTGTATCTAAAGCAACTTCTACCTTTGATTTAGGGTTTTTACTTATAGCAGCTTCTAATACCTCATTTATCATTTTTGAATCGACACCAGCTATTTCGGCTGCCTCCGCTTGTCTTTTTCTATAATCATCGTGATTTACATCATCTGCATATATCTGACTATTTGAACTTGACATATCTAATATAGCTTGTTTTTTCTTACCATCTTCATCATCCATCATTACAGCCTTTTTTATCTTTGAAGTCAATGCACTAGCACCACCCTTACCTTTTTTAACACTAAGACCATCTAATGTTACAAATTTAGATTTGGAAGTTCCTTTACTTATTTGAAGAACATCAACTGTTTCTAATGTTGAACTCTCTGGCAGTAAAACACATTTTCCATCTTCTGTTCCCTCACCATTATTGTGCATCGCGCGAATAGCAGTGTAGACTTCAGCGAAATTAGCCCAACCCTCTTTTAATTTATCATCATTAGCAAACTCAGACATAGTTTCTTCAAAAGCATCAAACCATTGTTTTGGATTATCAAAACCAGCGTCACCACCATTTGGATTAGCAGCTGCGATTGCCCTTAATTTATTTAAAACTCTCTTTGTTGAATCTGGTAATTCTGCAGCAGGTACACCCTCAGCAACATCCTTACTTCCTAACATATCGAAGTGTTCTAACATATTAGATAAAGAAGATTTTATTACTATTTCTCTATTCTTTGGATTATCAGGATAAACTCCTTCATCCATATCAATAAAGTCCATATCACCCAATGCTATTTTTTCAGCTAAGTCTGCCATCTCTCTATTGTTTTGTGCAGCTTTTTTATATTCATCACTACCCTTTTCAAAATCATCTAAGTTTTGTTTGTCTATAGTCAATTCACCTATGCTTACCGAATTTGTAGTTCTAGCCCAATCTTTTAATTCTGATTTAGCTTGTTGTAATTTTTTGTATTCCTCACTACCCCTTTTTATACTCTTTTTACCACGAGCATTCATAACAATCTTTTCAGCTTGCTTTATATCATCAGTTTTTTCTACACCTAAAGTTGGTTTTTGTTCTATAATCTTTGGCTTTCCATTCTCATTATAGATTTGATTTGGAGCAGTTTTCTTTCCACCAAAAGTTGAAACCCTTTCTGTTGTTAGTCCTGATTTTTGTAGGTTTTTGTGAACAGATTTTGATGCACCACTTTGCCCCATTTCAACCTTTTCAGCTTTTTTACCTTTTCCAGTAGTTCTTCTAAAATCACCTTCAAATCTTGCAACATATATTTTATATTTTGGATTTGAAGTTTCTGTTGCTTCTGTAGGTTCTACAACTCTAACCCATTTTGATAAAAATTTAGATTCTTCTTCCTCTAACTCTTCTCCACCAAGAGCTTTGTCCATTATAGATTTTATTTTATCTTTATTTTCAGGAGTGGTTTGTGCTATAGAATCAATATTATTAGCTACTTTATCATAAGTGGTTTTAGAAATCTTTTTAATTTTTGGATCTTCTGTAGTATCTCCATCATCGCTACTTTTAGGTCTTTCATAATCAGGCGAAACACCTTTATTGGAATCAGCATCTCTGTCGAACTCACTTGGCTCATCCAACTTTTCACCATCTTTCTTATCATCAGTATCCTTATCGACTTTTACTAACTTACCATCATCATTTTTGAATGATATACCCTTTTCATTTTCTTTTCCATAACCTTGACCTTTCCAAATCAATCCCATCTTCTTAATTTTTTCTCTGTCTTGTTTGGATAGTGGTTTGTTTTCAGGTGCTTCCATCAGAGTACCCAACAACTCAGCCCTTGCTTTTCTGCTCCAACCAAAATCTTTTAATACTGTTTCTAATATTATCAACTTAGCACTATTCTTTACATCTGGCTTACCATCGCTTGTACGATAAGACCACTCTACTAATATTTTATTTAAGTCTGTAATCATTTAAATTTCCTCGTAATATCTTTCATTTCGTG